AGTTTTTCGTCAATGTATGGCTTATCAACCATTTACCACCATATCTTTCCAGAATTACTGAAGAAACGTGGCCAACGACATGCCCAGTAGGATGCACTGGTCTTATCTTTATTTGTTAAGCAACGATGACGAGCGACAAATGATCTTGTAGCTGCTGGATCCATATACCTTTTCTTCATTCCAGATTTGCTAAAACTGATCTTGCGGACGCTGTCACCAACCTTAACGTAAACGGCTCCACCACCACCTTCTTGCCATGGCTTGCCGATACCTTTACCGTTGGTTTTATCTTCTTCATTCATAGGAACACAGTTAGGGACCATCTTATCACCCTTTTTCTTCATTCCTTTTTGTGTGTAACCAGACCAGCATTCTTCAAGACCTTCTTCGATAGGATAATCAAGAACAACTTGTTGACCTTCAAATTCAGCAATTTCGCCGATGTTTGAATCCAACATATCTTTTTCCCATTCGTCTTTCGGTTCATATCTACCTTCAGAATAAAGACGCTTGGCTTCGCTAATCATTTCAAAGAACATATCTGATCCTGGACGGAAAACATTCTCAGTGAAAGAGATTTTATTTTCGAGGTGATATGATACTGCTTCTTCTAATGTTAATTCTGGTTCGCCTTCTTCTTTGACCAATTTCCATCCAGCAATATTATCTCTAACTCTTTTGTATCCTTTTGGAACTGGATGACCGCCTGGAGGTGGTGGTACTTGACGAGGTGTTGGCATGAAATCTTTCTTCTTTTCTGCGTCAGCCTCGAACATTGAATGTTTTGGAGAAACCATCAATCCACCAAGAGTTGAATTATATGTTTGTGGATTATTTGTAGATTTCTTTCTTTTTGTATTCAAAGTTGGCGTTGGATCTATTTCTTCTTTCTTGGACGCTTCTCTGATTGCTCTGAAAGATCTTGGAACACTTGATTCATTTGTTCCTCTATTCTCATCATTCGAAGAGCATTCTCCGCAGCAATCTGGCGTTCCGCAATTTGTGTGCTCTGTATATTGAGAGACGATTGATTCGCCTTTCTTTGCAGGAACTGCCACAGGTTTCTTATTTGGGCTCTTAACTGGGAAAGCATCTTCAATTTCTCCTTGTCCTGGTGTCATAGCAATAGCATGCTTTCGGTATTCGTCCGTGCCCACTAGTTGCATTTCAAATAGATCATTAATATCTGTATCTTCACGCAAATCTTTATCTGCTGTATAATATGTCTTACCCTTATTGATGTAAGAATTTACACGAGCATGACCCCACTGTTGTGGTGTTGTTCCTGGACGATGTCCAGAATTCCAAGCAGCCACCCCACGATTATACACTTTACGAAGTTTTCCAAGTGAGATGCCAGACTTTTTGGCTTTTGCTGCCAATGAAGTATCTGCTGCGCCTTCATCAATTACTTCTTCTTGAACTTTTGATGTTGCAATTGCATTCTTGGCTTTTTCAAATGCTGCTCTTTCAGCATCGTTTAAATCTCTTTTTTGATTTACTGCCGTAATATTTCCGCTGCGTGGAACACGACGAATGGCTTCACCCATTGCTGCTTGATGGATGTGGCGATTTTGATGAGTTAAAACTCGAGTGTCGCGAATTCTTCTTTCGCGTTCCATTTTCTTTTCAGCAGCAACATGATCAACAGGTGGTTGAACCTGCTCCATTTTCGCTAACAATTTATAGTAATCTGGTTTTTCCCAAAGATGTGCTAATGCGATTGTTTGAGCAGTTTCTTTATCTTTTGTGTGCTCCATCTCAACTTTGATGCCATGCTCTAATGCTTTGTTAATTACATCAACAGTTACGTCGTGCTTTTTCGCAATGTTTTCAACAGTATGTGGCTTCTTCAGATCGCCTTCAATTTGTTCACCCATCATCTTACGAACAGCAATTGTATGTTTGCTTGGTTTCGTTTTTGATGTTGCATCACCAGGAGCTGGCTCATACGCTCTTGGATCGCTATCTGATAACTTGCCCATCTTTTTCCAATGAGCCTTACGAGCAGCAGCGGTTGTGTCTGAAAGTTTACCAACATACTTCTTTGGCAATCCTGACTTGTGCTTTGCTACTGGTGGGAAATACTTTTCCTTGATCACTGTAAATGCTTTTGGTTCTGGATTTGCTTTCATTTCGAGACCCAAATTGACCACTCTCTCTAAGAGTCTTTCGATTTGTGAACCGAAGAATACTCTTTCCATCTCTGATGATTCATTGAGATTGATTGAATTGTTGAAAACGAATGCACCAGTTTCTTCAGCAAGTTTTTCTGCTTTGAGGAATTTATCAATGCGTTTTGTTTCTACGAGTGGTTGTTCACGTTGTTCATTGCGCATACGTGAAACTTTATTTGTAACAGAAACATGAACAAAATCAAAAGTATATCCCTCAAGGAAAGTTTGAATATCTGCAATCTTATTTGAATCAGAAACACCATTAATTACGATGTTAACGTTTTGCTCGAGTAATTCTGAAGCAGCACCATTTAAAATTTGATCTGCTTGAACTTCGATCAAGTCAAAACGTGAAAAAATATTCTTCAAAACATAATCTTTTCCACTTCCTGGACCGCCAAGTAAGAAAATACCAACTGGTGAAACTGATTCCATTTGCATACCTGCTTTTACCTTATCATGTATATGTGCGCCCAATTTTGGATCGCTGTATTTTGAAATAAATTCGTCTCTTTTTCCAGCAGCTACCAATGCTCGATGTTTAGAAGCAGATTCGCCTTCTTCTCCTTCTGCATCTGGATCACGATTGCCTGCTGAAACTACGTTTACTTTTTTGATTCCTGGATATTCTTTGGTTCTATATTTATTGAGTAGAGAGTGGAAATTATCAACACGATCAGAACCAACAACCATGGTAACTTCTTTATGACCTTGCTTCTCTAAATGCTTCATTGCATCAATTGCAGTGCGAACTTTATTATGAGCAACAACATTTGCATTTGGGAACAAGCGATTCATCGCATGAACTTTATCACCATGAGTCAATGGATTTTTCTTTTTATCTTGAGAGTGCGATGGAAACACATAGTGTTTTCCTCCAGTTTTCTCAGCATGATCAATAACAGCACTGACCAATTTGCCATGACCTTCTTCAGTTGGAGGATTAAATCTACCAAATGTAAATGTTGCCTTACTCATAGTACGCTCTTTTGCTCTTTTGCTGCTTTAAATTCTGCTGAACGTTTACGATTTGCTTCAGTAAATGCTCGAGGAACAAACTTCATTCCTCCAGAAACAAAACCTTCACCAGCAGCTTCTTGACCATCAATGTGATGAGAATAACCACCATGTGCTGTTTTTGAGAGAGTATTTGCAACTGCTTGTGTTGCTTGATGAATGTGATGGTGAATTTCGAAGGTCTTATCAAACTTATCAAGATTGTCATTTACATGATTAATTGCAGCTCTCATAGTCTCAGTTTTCTGAGCCTTCGCTTTATCAGTCTTAACTTTGTCAATTTTCTTTTGATGATATTGTTGTAAGAACTTTGTGTAACCTTTTGCGCTTGGCTTCTCGCCAGTATCAACTGTTGAGTTTGCATAACGCAATAGGGTTTCTTCATGACCTTCGTGATGATTCGTTGATTGATCTTTTGCGAGTTTCTTTGCAGCTGCAATATGTTCGAGTGCTTTTCTCTTTGATGCAGCTGGAATTTTTCTTTCTTCATCACTTACAACATGACTCATCACGTGAACATCTGGATGTTCTTTTAGTGCACCAGCCTCTAGCGGAGATGCCTTTCCGCTTGCATCAATTCGAGAATGGACGACAACGCTGATTGGGGCTTTAGCCAATTTTTTACCTTCTGTAGAGTTTTTATCTACAGAATAGCGAATAGTATTTGGTTTGTGCCCAATCTTACCATCCTCTTCAGTGCGATCATTCAAAGAACTTAAATATCCACCTTGATATTCTCCTGGACCTTCTGGAAGAATTTTATGAATATGTTTATGGAGATTTAGAAGTGGACCAGCGATATATGGCTTTTCGCTGTGTTGCTTTTTAATATCTTCTGGAGAGAAGTTATAGGTTGCACCTTGACCTTTATACTTAACTCCGATTCTACCTTGCTCATCGCGAATAGCCTGGAATGACATGCGATCGTCGATCTTTCGAGTCAACGGAGCCTTTCCATTGATCACATTTTGAATTTTAGAGAGAGTTGATCCTACTGCTCCACGACGATTGTGGAATGCTGATTCAGAAGGGTGCGGAAGATGTAAGATTCCGCGAGCAGGTTTCTTTTCTTCTGTTAATAATGGAATATAGTCTTTAAAACTAAACATACTCTCTCCACACTGTGGGATTATAGTATATTTAGTTATTTTTATCAGTTAATGTGTCGTGTATAATGTCATCGATCGTTTGATTGATCGTATATGCAGGGCGATATCCGAGAGCCATTAACTTCGTATTATCCATAAAGAAAGAGCGAGAGGATTGAACTTTCTTGTGAAACTCTTTCTGTTCTATCGTATTAATTTTAGATCCAGAGTCCATTGCGTCTCTAGCATAACGAACAATGTCTCTAAAGATTACACCCTTACCGTTGCCGATATTATAGATGCTATTTTGTTGCCCAGATCGAACACAAAGGTCGATAGCACGAGCACAATCCCTAACGTCAATATAATCGCGATAAAAATAACCAGAGTCGTAGAGGTCGACTGGGCGGTTTGCTTTGAGTTCTCCGAGTAGATACTGGAGTGCATTCTTCTTTGAGGAAACTTTTTTATCATCTTTTCCAAGAACATTTGCCAACCTCAAGATACGATAGTTTAGATTGAACGTTTCGCAATAAGAAATAAGCAATTGTTCTGCGCAACGCTTTGTGATTGAATAAAATCCTTTTGGATCACAAGACTCAGTCTCCGAGATTCCACAAGAACCTGCACCGAATCCAGAATCTTTGCCATACACAAACCAGGAACTAATGAAATTAAAACAACCTTTCTCACCAGTTCTCTGTATATATTTGCGATAACTATCCAGAACCTTCATCAAGACAACGAGGTTAGTATTAATATCCAATAGGTTATCGAAGTGTACATTATAATTGTCAACAGTGCTAATAAAGTAAACACACTCCGCACTGCGTACTTCGTAATTGTCTCGATAGTTAATGATGAGCCCATTCTTCGAGATTTTACAATACTCGCTTCCGACAAATCCGTATCCTCCGAAAACATTTACGAATGCCATTTTGAGATTACACTCTCATAATAAGCAAAAACTTCTTCGCCATAATGTGGTGGGCAACCGACGAAAAATACATTGCTCAACGCCTTGTTTGCATTCGAATACTTCGAAGCATCATCAAGATGCTTGTAACCAGGATGCAATAGAATATTTCCAGCAAAGTAGTTACGAGTTTGAATTCTATTTGCTTCGCAGTATGCCTGGAGTTTTTCTTTGAGTTCAGGTGTATCTGTAATTAATGGAACACCGAACCAAGAAGGATCTGCTTTATCGAGAGCAGAAGCAACACGAACACCAGGAACATACTTTTCAAATAGATTCTTAATGCGACTAAAATTGGCACGACGCTTCACGTCAATGTCATCAATCTTCTTCAACTGCTCAATGCCAATTGCACCTTGAAGATCAAGTGGCTTGAGATTGTATCCCATATTTGAGAAGAGATACTTGTGATCAATTATCCCATTATAGCCTTCAAGCCATTTATCAAAGCGATTACCGCATGTCCCGCAAGCCAATAGATTAGCAGCACCGACGCAACGGCAATCACGACCCCACCAACTAATTGAACGCGCTGTATTAATAAGTTCTTCGTCATTTGAGCACACCATTCCACCCTCTCCAGTCGACATGTGATGCGCTGGATAAAAAGAAGTGGTCCATGAATAATAATAGTCTGTCAATAATCTACCATTCCACTTTGTGCCAAGTGAATCGCAGTTATCACCAATCAAATATATGTCGTTTTCTGCGCAGAGTCGAGCAATGCGATCCATGTCTGGTGGATTGCCAAGGACAGGCGAAACGAAAACAGCAACAGTCTTATCAGTAATCCACTTCTCAACATGATCAAGATTAAAATTAAGTGTATCCATTTCAATATCAACGAATACAGGAGTCAATCCGTTTTGAACCAATGGAGCAATTGTAGTTGGGAAGCCAACTGGTGACACGATAACTTGATCACCATCTTTCCAACCAAGACGTTTCTTGAGAGCAGCAACCATGGTAAGATTGGCTGATGAACCAGAGTTGACCATGTGGCAGTGTTTGACATTGAACTTGTGACCGAATGCCCATTGAAACTTGGCAACGTTCTCACCAGAAACAAGCCACTTGCCTGTCAAGAATGCAGTGACACCAGCGATAATTTCTTTCTCATCCCAATACGGACCTGAATAAAAAATTGTATCTTTTTCAGGATTGAATTCTTTGCAGTTGTAAGCATACTTCGGCGTACCAACAGCAGCAACAAGTTCTTCAATCATTGTTTTCACGTCAGATCCAGTCATATAATCCTCTAAATGTTTCAATTCTTTTTGCTAATGCTTCTTTCACGTCGCTCATTCCTGAGTAACTTGGAATCACACAATTCGATCGGTCAGCAGCAGTTATTGCTTTAAATTCTTCAGAAGTATACCATTGCGATTCTAATCCCAACATCTCAGCAATTTCATGCGTTGTGACAGTTCCTGTATTTACAAGATTGTATGGACCAACACCTAAATTGCGTTCGATAATATCGCACGCAACAGAAACTGCTTCATCCAAATCAGTTAGTGAATTTGGACCACCTTCTACTAGTTTACCTGAATTAGCATATTTGGTCAACTTTGTGAATAAATTTTTATCTTCGTATGCACTAGTAAATGGCATTCGAATTCTAAACACAACTGCTTTATCAATCAAGTAACTATCAGAAATGCCTTTGCTGATCGAGTATGTACTGCCAAAATAGTTTGGTTCAGCATTTACAGAATCAATAGTTCCTTTGTAAATGCATCCACTCGAAAAGTGAGCAAATTTAATATTCATCCTTTTGCATTGTTCATACAACAACACTGGAAATATTGCATTTGCTTCAAATGTTTTTCTCTTTTCTTTCTCGCAAGCATCAACATTTGGTTTGCCAGTAAGTCCAGCGCAATTGACAACCCAATCATGTTGAATTCCAGCTTTCTCAATATTATAAGAATGTGGCACATACTTAACGACATGCCCACGAATAACAAGTTCAGTGAACATTTTATGACCAACCCAACCTCGACCAATAACTAATATATTCATAAATCACTCTTCATTATATATTTTTTGTTTCTGATATTCATATAAACTTGGAGCATCATCAGCAAATTTTCTCCAACGTTCTTTTTTATCTTCAAAAATTCTAAAGGTTCTTTTATATTTACCGATGTTCTCTGCATTCATCATAGACTTATCAAAATTGATTTTATCATAGAAGAAATGGTGCATGCCAACAGCAATCCAATTAATACCATCAATCATTCCTGGATTTGAATGAGTATTGAACATAGATCTAATTAACGTCTCATGAAATATATCTGGTCCGTCTTTGCAATGACTTCTATTTAAATTCGCTTTCCAATATGGGGTATCATCTCTTGTGCTAAATCCATAATGAAGCGCAACAAAGTCTGCAAAACTCTTCCACATTCTAAATGTGTGTATATTATATAACTCTTTATCCAATTGAGTGATTGCTGGGCGCTGTAATAGTTTCAATAGATTATAAAGAAATTCATGAACTGTAAACAATCCATTTGATTCTAATGGCTCAATAAATCCAGCAGAAAGACCAATTGCAACAACGTTTTTAACAAATGTGTTTTTGTATGCACCAACGCGCATTGAAATGTCTCTGAACTTGAGACTTTCAACTTCTTCTCTAGTACGAGGACAAACCATTTTGTCACTCATTAGATGACGTTTAAATTCTTCAAGAGCAGTTTCTGGATCTACAAATTTGTCGCTGTAAACATATCCAGTACCAATACGAGTCCAAACTGGAGTATTCCAGACCCATCCATTCTCAATCGCCGTGCAATGTGTATATGCTTCGAGTTCTATAGATTTATTTTTATATGGAACCTGAGCCGCCCATGCACGATTGTTTGGAAGCACATCACCATATGAGAAAAATTCTTGTTTAAGCGCATCACCAATTAATAAACTTCTAAAGCCTGTGCAATCAATAAACAAGTCTGATCGAATCTCATCACCAGTATTTAAAACAAGTTTCTCAATTCCATTCTCACCGACTTTTATGTCTGTGACTGTTGCTTGAATATGTTTAACGCCACGTGGTTTACAATATCGATCTCTCAACCACAAAGCAAATTTAATTGCATCGAAGTGATAAGCAACATCAGTTTTTGGATTGAAACTTTCGAATTTGCCATCAAGATTTTCTGAGAATTTATTTCTTTCAAACAACGCAGCAGATGGAAAGTAGCAATGGACAAAATCAGAAATTGGAGTTTCTGGAAACATTGCCTTTTTTACAAACCAATCATCAAGTCCATTTAGCGTGTTTTTTGTGAATGGAATGCCGAACGGATAATGAAAACTGCTTGAGTCATTTGCAAAGAAGTTTGTGAATTTGATGCTCATCTTATAACTTGCATCAGTGAACTTCATGAAATCTTCTTCTTCAATTTCAAGGAAGTTGCAGAAAGTTTTAAATTGACCTAATGTGCTTTCACCAACACCAACAGTTGGAACGTCTGGACTTTCAATTACAACGATATCTTTTTCTGGAAATGTGCGTATAAGAGCAGCTGCTGACATCCAGCCAGAACTACCACCACCGACTACAACAACTTTATTTGTTGGTTTTATCATTTCTTATACTCATGAATATTCAAAATTTTGCTCAAATACTTGCCATAATCTGATTTATGATATTTGTCTGCTGATGCACGAACTTGATTCTCAGTAATCCACGCATTCTTAAATGCAATTTCTTCTGGGCAAGCAATCATCATTCCTGTTCTACGCTGAACAGAACCAACGAAGGTTGATGCCTCAGCAAGAGATTCGAATGTGCCAGTATCAATCCAAGCAATACCACGATTAAGATACTCAACCTTTACATCATGATTCTTCAAATACAAATTATTGATATCTGTAATTTCTAACTCACCTCTTGCTGAAGGAGAGATCTGCCATGCATAGTCTACTACTTTATTGTCGTAAAAGTAAAGTCCAGTGACTGCATAATTGCTTGGAGGATATTTTGGTTTTTCAATAATCCCAATAATATCTCCATGTTCATTAACTTCAACCACACCAAATCGTTCAGGATCACTCACGTGATATGCAAACAGAGTGCAGCCAACATTATTCCAAGTTGCTGAATTGAATCGATTGATCAATTCATTGCCGTAGAAAATATTATCTCCAAGAATTAGAGTAACATCATCTTCTCCAATCCACTTTTCACAAATACGAAAACATTCAGCAATACCTTTTGGTTCTTTCTGAATGCAATATGAGATATTGATTCCCCATTGAGAACCATCTCCACAAAGACGTTTAAATGCTTCTGAATCATTTGGTGAATTCACGATCATAATATCGCGAATACCAGCCATCATCAGTGTTGATAATGGATAATAAACTAATGGTTTATCATATACAGGAAGAAGTTGTTTTGATGTTACTTCGGTGCATGGGTAAAGACGAGTGCCCATTCCACCAGATAGAATAATCCCCTTTCTCATAATTATATCACTCCAGATTAATTACAAATTGTAGAATAATTAATCTACAATCTTATCAAGTCTCATTTTAAGATCAGATACGATTTTTGCAATCACTTGATAGTCTGTTTGGGGCTTTTTAGATTCTCTATAAATTTTTTGAATTAATGCGTCTGCTTCTTTGCGAATTTTAGCCTTTTCTTTATCCACTTCTGCTTTTTTTCGAGCATAGTTATTTAAGTTTGCCATTATTGTTACCTTTAATTCGCATTAAGTCTATAGACTTTCTTTAAAAACTTTTTCCAGACTTTAGGATCTTGCTTTCGAAAGTGCTTACGATACATAAAAATGGCTTCGCATTCTCTCCAACCAATCTTATGTGCCTTTCGAAGTTTATTTATATCGAATTTCTCAGCCTGTGTTTCATATGCATGCGCATCTAACTCGTCTGGATTGCCATAATACATAGCCTTCATCTTATTCTGTTTTGGTTTTGGCTTATATTCTTTTTGAAGCAGCAATGGACGTTGCTTTTGTTGATGCTTGTGGCGATACTCATGATGAATCGCACGAATAATTTTTATTGCTAGATTTCGTGCACCCTCTTCAGTTATGATTGCTTTCTTTGAATCTTCAGGAAAGTTTAGGCAAATGTAAATGTGCTCAGGAATTATATCCGAGATTCTCACACAGTAATGTCCGTTGACAATCACATTATGATCGGGATAGTATTCATCATCAAATCGTTCTGATGAGAAACAAACAATGTAAGATTTAAATGCTTTGTTTAGTTGTCGAATCATAGAAGGAATATGTTTCTCTCCGACCCAAGTTTCGGCAAGAGCATAGACCTTTTTTTCTATTTTCTTGAGTTGCATTACACTTTCAGATTCTTAAACTTATCTGTGCTTCGACCACGATCAAAGGCTGGCTTTGAATTGTTTTCCTGCATCACTGAATCTTGTGCTTTCTGTTCAAGATCGTA